GCCGGCAACAACTCGCCGTTGAGTGCCTCCGGGTCAGCGTCATTCTTGTGGTCGTTGTAGTCACCTTTACTCTGTGGCATCAGCACTTCAGCTCTGCCTTTGTTCTTGAGTATGGTTTGGCAAGCCTTAGTCGCTTCCTTCTCACCCGTGTTGCTGTCGTCATTGTCTGCGATGAAGACGTGCTTACGGTCAGCGAAGAACTCAAACATCGTCTCTGCTACAGGCGTAAGGTTGTAAGCATCAAACGCCACGATGACAGGCTGTGAGAAGTCAGCGTGTATGCTCGCTGCTGTTGCATAGCCTTCGGCATAATTGATTACCGTGCTGGTTTTTAATACCTCTTGGCCTAATATAAAAAAGCTACCGCTTTTTTTAGAACCAGTAAGGAAAAGTTTTTTACCGTCTTCACCGATGTATTGCAGACCTACTATCGTCATCGTCTTGTCGTACAAAGGAATGACCAACTGCCCGTGGGTGTTGACCCTCAAACCGTAAGGCAGAACTTTCTTTCTTTCTAAGTACGGGTGTTTTTCACACGGCTTGGCTTTGTCCCAAAGGTCCTTGGCTTTCTTAGCCGTCTCTTGGTGCTTCTTGGTTTGTTTGATCTCAGCTTCTTTTCTAAGGCTGTCTATCTCTGCCTTCTCTTCTTTCGACAGCGTTTGTTTCTTTTTGTTCTCTGGTTTCCAATGATGGGTAGGAACATCAGCCGAGGTTCGATAATCACCCAATCTGCCATAAGGGACAGATTGATCGAGCCACAGCTGATACCACCCTGTGAGTTTGCGTTTACCACCGACATTGATGTAGGCCCGACCTATAGAGCCATCGGTGAGCAAACCCTTTTTAGGTTCTGGTTCCAACCCGTGTTCAGATAAAAAGTCACTGAATTCGTGTTGGTAATTTATGGTTAGCGGTTGTTCAAAATTCTTTCGATTAGGTCGATTTAATTTAAGTGACATCAATTATCCTTTCTTTATAGGTTTGCTTAATTTGTATAAGTGTGTAGAATACTACATAAATTAATTCAAATAAGCAAACACTATAGGAGACAATTATGAGCTTAACATTAAAAACAGACGGTGATTTTGAAACATTAGAAAAGGGTCAATACTCTGGAACGTGCTACAGCATTGTAGACATGGGTACGACAGACCAAGAATATGAGGGCGTTAAATCTAAAAAGAAAAGAGTGCACATATCGTTTGAAACCACGGACCATAAAATGAAAGACGGCAGACCGTTTGGGGTTTTCAAAACCTACACAGCGTCTTTGTTTGAGTCAGCTGCGTTGAGAAAAGATTTGGTATCTTGGAGAGCAAAGAACTTTACCGAAGAAGAAGAAGCGGGTTTCAACATCAGCAACCTGTTGGGTTGTACGGCAAACATTGAAGTGGGCCACACATCAGGTGGCAAACCAAAAATTATTGGTTTGTTTAAGCCAGACGGCGGCATAGAAAAGATAGCAACGCAGAACGAACAGATGTTGTTTGACCTAGACGTTTACTGCAACGAGTTTAATGGCAACAGCAACCCGGACACGAAAGCCATGTGCGATGTTTTTGCTTCACTCACACCGTGGATGCAAGCCGACATTGAAGAAAGTTATGAGTACAGAGCAGCCGTAGAAAAAGGTGATAGAATACCGGCAGCAGAAGAACCAAGTGAATCTTTAGCTGACTTAGCTACAGACACGGGTACAGAAGAAGACATACCTTTCTAAATCATTTTCCGTGAGCAATTCCATTCCTTTTTTGATCTCACATTCAAACAGGGATTGCTCACACCTTTCAGGACACAACATGCAAAAAGACATGGTTAATCACCCACCACATTACCAAGGCGACATAGAATGTATCGACTACATAAAACAACAGCTTGGCGACAATTTTAGATACTACTTAGAAGGGGCCTCGATTAAGTACATGCACAGGTTTAAAAGCAAGGGCAAAGAAATAGAAGACTTACAGAAGAACCAATGGTACGACAGTAAATTAATAGAAGAACTGCAACGATTGAGAGAGCAAGAGAAACTCATTGAGTAGTTTAGAATACGACATCTACAACTTACCAGCTGCGATTATGATGCAGCATCAGATGTCACCAGAAATGATAGAACTGCTGAACACCCACCTAGACAAAGAGCTAAAGAATCCAGACAGAAAATCTTTGAGTGGCGATCTGGTAGGACAGATACACCAAGGCGAACAGCTGTCCATGGATTTTGCGTGTGATTATTTTAAAGACTTTAGGCTTATGGTTGAGAACCTAGGCGTGGCTTACCTCAGACATTTTGTGGAACAGACCGGGACAACAATAAGGCCCAAGCAAGTCGTGACAGACAAACTCTGGTCGGTTCATTCTTATGAAGGCGACTACAATCCTATCCACGACCACCTGACAGCATCACCTATGGGCATCAGCTTTACCACTTGGACCAAGGTACCAGAGCAGATAGGCAAGACGGAAGATTACAATTTATACAACTCATCTGGAGCCATAGATGGGTACATCAATTTTACATACGGTCTTAACCAAACCTCAGACCCAGAGAGGTTAAGACCTTCTCAGTCTCGGTATGTAAAACCAGAGGAGGGTAAGCTGTTGTTGTTTCCATCGTGGATGCAACACGCCGTTTACCCTTTCTTCGGTAAGGGCGAGAGACGAACAGTGGCTGGCAATATGAATTGCTTTGACGTAACAGAAGAACAAATGAAGGAGATGGATGATGGAGTTTAAAGTAGGAATATACGAGGACATGCCGTTTGAAGAGTACAACGAGATACCAGCTTACCGAGCATCGGATTTAAAAGATGCGGGCAAATGTATTTACACATGGAAGAACCGAAAAGGTTTTACAAGCTCACCGGCTTTGTTAGAAGGAAGCGTCCAACACAATGTGTTTTTAGAATACCACAACTTTGATAAAGATTTTGTTATCCAGCCGGCAATAGACAGAAGAACCAAAGTAGGAAAAGAAGAGTATGAAGACTTCTTATCTACCGTTGGCAACAGAACTCCAATTACTCAGGACCTGTACAACACCTGTATGGAACGCAGAGAAACTGTAAAGCATTTGATACCTGACGGAGATAACGACAGGACAGAGTTGACGGTGTGTTACTTGTATCATGGACACCCGTTTAAATCACGATTGGATTGGCATGATGGCAAGAGGGTATGGGATTTAAAAACGTGCCGTGACGCTTCTCCTAGAGGCTTCAGGCAAGCAGTAAACAACTTCAACTATCACATGCAAGCTGCACTTTACGTTGATGCTTGCCGGGCGGTTGATTTGCCAGCTGAAGGGTTTTCATTCCTAGCACAAGAAAAGGCCCATCCTTATCCTTATGTAATTTATGAAATGTCTGATGAAGCCATGTTGTACGCCAGATCAAAAAATGAACAGGCCTTGGCTACGATATTAAGTGCAAAAGAAAGTGACAACTACAGTCCATACAACCTAGACGGTGTACAGACCATAGAGCTGGGTGATTTGTATTAGGTTAGGCTACTTTTACAGGGAATAGTGTTTCTCCTCTGTAGTTTTCTTTTTCTTCAAAGGACATATCAACAAAAGGTGCCCAATTAAAAATTTTCATTTCTTCATCAGACATGCCTGTTATGTCATTAACCATAACTAGGTCTTCCTCTGTTTTGTAGTTGTATTCATCTTTCATACGAGAAACATATCCACTACCAAGCCACAGTTTATTGGCATAAGTGTAGGTTATGACTATGCAGCCATAACCCCCCCACCTATTTATATCTATGGTTTTTACGCCAGCTTTTTTTAAGTTTTTTTGAGTCGGTTCTGTGCCGAAGCTCCCAAAGTTAATGTGATTAAATTTATTCATTGTTTTCTCCTTATACATAATCCCAATAGTTGCCTGTCCAATCATCGCTTTCAGCAAACCTCTCACAACAAGTGAAGCAAAGTTCACCTCGCTCACCTTTATGTGCATTGCCATCAAGGTCATCAAGTGTTCCACAAGCTCTGCAAGGTATCTCAGGATGTTTTGCTTTTATTTCTGCTAATGCAATTTCTCTTTGTTTTGCCCAAGTATCGTATTTCATTACGCCACCTCCGATTCTAATAAATCTTTCTCAAAAGCCACACACTTAGCACTGTATTTGTCGTGTGCTTGTTGAGCAGTTTCAGAAGGTTTAATTAAGTTATAGTTCTTAGGACTAAGAACAAAATACGTTGAGTCATGACAATCACAATCAATGCCATCATTCTCTACCACCCTAACAGTACATCCGCAATTCAGATGAACTTTATAAAAAATTTCATCCTCTATCCAATAGCCTTTTATATCTTGCTTTTTCATTATTTCACTCCTACCATTAGTTGATTAAATTCTGTTTTGGTAATTTGATTAATAACTTGACCAAAGCCATTCAATGACCCTGTAGTAATATCAAATTTGCTTGATTGTAAAAGTGTGTTCCCTCTTCCGTCAGTTCCTGTGTAATAAAATGTTGTCATCGTTTTCTCCTTTTTTGTTATTAATCTCACATACACATAATAACAGGTATGCACAAATATGCAACTATATGCACACATAAATATTAATTAATTTAAAGGACAGATTCGTATAAGTCTACGGTTCTTTGTTTGTCGCACAGCCAGAATACCAACAGATACCTGTCACCCGTTACCACGGGCAATCCTTTGTGAAGATTAATAAAGCTGGGAAACATCAACGCATGACCTGTTGGCAATGGGCCTATCTCTCCGTAGTTGTGAAAGGCTGTTCCACCACCTTCGTAAGAACCTGTGTTCAGAGGGACCACCACACTGATCTCTGCACTATCATCGTGGTGCCAAGCACCTTGTTTTTTGTCTACCAAATTGTAATTAGCAATCTGTATGGTGCTGGGGTCAGCACAGTCTCTTTGCCACAATGCGTTAAAGATAGGATTTAAAACCGACTGCACAACAAACCACATGCTTCTGTACAGCTCTGGTACTTGTTCCTTCAATACGATTTCTGGTATTTGTCGTAGCCGGTCTTCTTCGGCATTGCCCTTAAAAGATATTTCTCTTTTCATCAGCTCTATTTCTTTAATCAACAGGTTGCAAAAATGCTTCCGAAACAAAGGCACCTTGTAGATTTCTGGATAAATCTTTTTAACCACTTTGTGTATAGGGGTTTTTGGCATATCTTCCTGACCGCTTCCAGCTTTGTACTTGGCTATAAGTGGCATAGTTTCTTGAACCGCCTTGTAAGTGGGTTGGTTTATCATCCAATGCGACTGCATACTGAGTAAATAATTCTTTAGTTCATACATAATTTTGTAGTTTATCATATAGTTTTTTATAATAATATTTGTATATACATACAAATTCATATAAAATTACACACATGGACCAAGATAAAAAAATTAGAAAGAGTTTAGCCGTTGACATTGAAACGTATGAAATGTTGCAAGAAGTGTGTAAGTCTGAAAGTAGGTCAAGAATTGACCAACTTAGATTTTTGATTGGAAACGAACACAGAAGAATACAACAACGCAACGCCATAGAAGCGTAATGTTAAAAAAATTTATGTCGGGTAACAAAGACGTGCCACAAACATACAAGCCTGTAGTAGAAGCTCCAGAGGTTGTAGAACTGTACAGTCGTCTAACCTTGCATCATCAAACTGCATTGCTCAGACTTATATCAAGAAACCTAGAAATAGAAATTGGTGACGAATCCCTTATGGGTTACGAAATGGATTTTGAAGTTGTGGGTGCCATGATAAAAGCCACTGAATCAACAGACTAAGCTTTAGACTTCCTACCTGTTTTTGTTCTTGCAAAAGAACGATTCTTACTTCTGTGCACGGCCCTTAAATTACTTTTCTTATTGTTGAGTGGGTTGCCGTCAATGTGGTCGATGTCCAGTTTATCGCCTTTCTTTACTTTACCAGAAGCTAACGCCTGTCTTCTTACTTTGTTGCGAGAGGACCGTTTCTTTATCTGCTCCGGTCTGCTGTGATAGTTAGCGTACTCTTTGGCGTAGTTCCTAGCCATTTAAACCAATCCAGCAATACCTTGGTTTTGTCTCATGGCGATCTCTCTGTCTCTTTCGTCAGGCAAGAGCGTGGGTGATGATGCCATTACAGGGTCTACCGCCCCAAAAGCGTTACCGCTAAACTCTGGCATCTGAAAGTTGTCTATCGACTGTGCCAGCTGTGTATTTTCAGGCATAAGTTTGTCAGACACTTCTGCTGTTGAGACTTCTCTAAAGTTTAATTCATTTTCTAAAGGTCCAACTAAAGGTTGAGCCTTGCCACGAACAGAAGATGACTGATGCGATTCTATTGGCTCAACCGTTTGCTCCCTCATGCCTTCCATGGTTGCTTGTATTTCTTCTCTTATGGCGGGATTAAGTTCGGCTATTTTGCCTAACCTTATAATATGTTGGCCCATAGACATAGGGTCAAACGCTTGTATTTCTACAGCTTTAGAAAGCCAATTAACATAACTAGAATTGGTCATCAATTTAGCACCAAGATAAGGATATGCTAGTGTAGATAAACCAAAATCAAAAGCACCAGCACCGACTCCAATAGCCTGACCTACATCTTCC